GGCCGTCGATGTCAATATGGGTTTCGCCATCATCACCATTCCATCCCTGCGAGGCTGTTCGGACTGTATACAACTTTCTGCCAATTGGGGAATATGTTGAGGCGATCAATATCCCGTGACCAAACGGCCTACAGTGTAGCGGCTGGTAAATGCCTTTTAGTCGCGCGCGAAGCACAAGACCATCATTAACAAACAATGGCGCGATATAAAGGCCATTATTATGCTGTGCCGGATAAGGCATGCCTCGAAGGCCGATACTTGTATGCCCTAATGTATGATTACCATGTTTTCCGGCTGCTACTGATCCGCCTTTCTGCGTATAGGAACGCGCGAAATAATGCCCTGTTTGACTTAGTAGTGAGTTTGTTTGATCGCAGATTTTATACGTTTCATTGTTAGTAAATCCTGCGTCCATAATAGCTCCCGTCCCTCCAAAGATCAGACATCCGTAAGGATCGGATAACATTTCCGAGTCTGGATCGCCGAAATGGAACTGCTGATAAACAAGAGGCGAGTAGTAAGCTATAATTTTGGAGAAAAAATGAAACTCAAATCCATCACCGGCCAATAGCCAATTAACAGCATCGGCATTAGCCGCGATTGATTTATTAATATAAACCCCGGACGCTAATTGTCCTGTCGTTGGAAATAACCCGATGCCGGTATCTGCATCGGTCATAGTTTCAAAGCCACGCGCTAAAGCAAATATGGTATTAGCATCATCCACCCGCAAATACAACTGCGTCCCGGTCACTTCATTGCTCCGGTAAACGGCTTTATTCGTCCCGGAAAACGCCTTGCTCCATCCCAGCGGCGCGGCTTTCGTAGTAATGGTTCCTGTGGCCGGGGTTGCTGGCGTGCCGGTAACGGTAAAATCAAAACTCAATGCCGATACATTGCTGATCTGCTTGATACCATTGTATTCTGTTTGGTCCGCGCCGCTGATTTCAACTTTTGTTAAGCTGTCTGCCGCATAGCCATGTGTGGTAGCAAAAGTAACCGTGACGGTACTGCCTGAGCGGGTAATGCTGGATGGGGTTTTGCTGTTATAACCATTCACCAGACAGGCATCCAACACCGCTACCAACGCGCCCGCCGTGCCGCTTAATACCGGCGCGCCGGTATCGGTGGATCGTAATAAAACAACGGTGGTTCCGCTCATTTTTTAAATCCTGTGGTAGGGGCGAATTTATTCGCCCGGTTTTGGAATAGGCGAATAAATTCGCCCCTACAATTAATTCGCATCGCCTCTAATCTGTATTTTGAAATTATCGGTGTAAACCGTTGGATCGGATTGCAATGTGGTACGTGCCAACCATAGCGGGTAATTTGCTGCCACGGTGTTAAACCTTAACACATTGCCGGCTGCCCAGCCGGTTCCCCAACCGTGAAAATTAATCGTGAAATATGGCGCCAAGGTGATCGGATTAACCGGCGCGAAATTGACTCCCGTACTGCCTTGCGCTACCAGGCCGGAATATTCGCCGTAACAGTTAAACGCCGTCGATCCGGTAAACACCAGCGCCCAACGTTCCTGAATCGTCCCGGCATTGGTCACTGTCAAGGGGTAAAGCACATCATTAAACGATGCGGTTGCCTGTAAGCCAGGCGTATCGCTAAACTCATTAGTCCAGGTCGCCTGGTCAAACAAACCGGTGACGCGGCCCTGTAGGTCACTGATCACCAAAGCGCTACTTAAAAAACTGGTGTTAGCGGGATAGGCATGCCGGATCGGCTTCATCAACTGCACTTCTCCGGTTATCTGCACATCGGTAATCAGCGCCATATCTTCGATGCGGTGTTCAATTCTAAGCGGCCACGCATAGCCGGTTAAATCCAGCGGGTCAGCCATTGTGACTGTGCCTGCATCCAGATTGGTTACATACTTGGTGGTGGGGATAATCAGGCCGTTAGCGTCAAAAATCTTGGCATAACTGAGCAAGGTGCGTTGGCAATCATAAATAGCCCCGGCGATGGCAGGGGGTGGCAGAATTGAATCTTGTGTATTATGTACTACGCCCACATTGCCGACGCGGAAAACAGGCACGCGGCCGTCTTGCGGCAGGCGCACGGTTTCAACACCCAGTACTGACGCATCCAGGGGAATATAACTGACCAGCACGGCGTTAAACTTGACGGTTTCCGGCTTGACCAGCATCGGCGTCCAGATTTTGCCTTCGCTATCAATGTTAGCCGCGTTATACCAGACTTCCGCTTTCGCGGCGGCAGGCAGGGCGCTGGCTAAAAGCATTTTGCCGAAGACAATACTACCCACGCCGGACAGCCAGTCAATTTTTCCGCTGATCCATTCGGAAATGATTTCGCCATTATTGTTCGCGCTTGCAGTGATATTCTCGCCGTTGCGGGTGACGGCATTAATCTGGAATTGCCCGGTGGCCAGAGGCGCGCCCGGCGTCCTGAATGCTACCGCGCAGGTATAACAGGCTCCGGGCGTTGTCACCAGGCCCAGCAAAGTCAAGGTGTTCGCACCTGCCACCCAATCGGTCAAGGTCACCATGCCAGTTTGATAATCGATAGTTCCGGCCAGGATCGCGCTGTCGGTTAAATTATCGTGCGCGCGATAGATACTGCCGCTGCGGTCGATGTACGCGGCTCCCGCAAAGGTGAATTTGATTGAATTGGCAATAATGTCGTCGTTGGTGACGGTGGTTAAATCTATAGTCAAATTAGCCAGGGTAATACTGCCGGTTTTAGCTGTAGGCGCGGCGCTGTTCAGCGCATAATGCGCGGTTAAAGCCGTTCCTGGCGGCAACGTTTGATCGGTTTCCCGGCCTAAATAATAGCCTTTGCTTATCGTGCGGTTTAGATAGCCGTGAGTAAGATGTTCATTCACGTCGATATAAACACCCCACGTCGGGAAAGTGGTCGATAATGTTCCCATAAATTTATTAATCCAGGCCGTTCCGGTACTGTCAAACGATACCGATCCGGTTGCATAATTGATGGTGCCGATATTACTACCCGATTCATTGATAATGATCCCCGAGCCATTATCAAATACTAAACGCGACCGGTTTACAGACGGCAACGCGAAGCCGCCTATGCCGCCTCCGGTAAAATCAATGCTGGATATAAAGCCACTGTCGCTTTGCGGCACGAATACCTGATAAGAAAAACTGGCCGAACCGGGTTTAACCGGCGTCCGGCTTAATGTAAAACTGACTACGCCAAACGCATCGCCGGTGACGGTAAAGGTATCCAGTTCCGATAAATTCTGGCTCCAGGCCAGGTTAAAAACAGTTGCCGGAGGCGGAATGAGCGTGGGTATAAGCACTAATTCGCCGGTTTCATTAATAAGGGTTCCCGTCGCATCGCCGCTAATTGTTCCGTTAGCGGCGGCAGTGGCGGTTTTAGCGCCGCCATTAGTCCAACTGATGGTCAATGATCCAGGTACGACCGGCACATCTGTTAACGTCATGCGCGCTCTTGGCGGCGGCGGCGTTAATACGCTGGTTTGCAGGTTATAAGTAAGCGGCGTCGCCCAACTAAAAATAATCGCGCTAGCTATGTCCGGTAGCGCGCCTAGTGTCACAATCACCGAGCCGGTCGCATAATCGACCGTGCCTGCGCCCACGCCGGTACTGGCCCCGCTGATATGGCCGTTGCCGTCATCGGTCAAACGATACCACTTGTCGAGCGCCTTGAAATCCACGCTCAGGCTGTTTGGGGTTGGCGCGGGGCTTAAGGTTTGCACATAGTTGAAAGAGCGATTATTGATGGTCACTGGAATGCTGATGGTCTCCGCATTATCATACAAGGCTACGGCGGCAGTCGCGGTCGCGCTAACGGTGGCGCTCCAGGAAGATGTCTTGGTGATTTTAATATGTCCGTTAGCGTATACAACCAAGCCGCCGAAACTCCCCGCGCTGCCGTTGGCCAATACCAGATTTCCAGCGCCGTCGTCCTTGTAAACCACGCCGTCGATAGTCAATACCAGCAAACAGGGCAGAAAACCGCGCCCCATATATAAATCATCTGCATAATCCGGCGCTACGCTGCCCGCGAGATAGGCTGATTGCGTCAAGGCATTATATACGCCGGCCTGCTTGTAATTAACCTTGCTCATGCCTGCGACAATATCCACCAGCGGAACTTCCGCCTGAGCTGATGGCACCAGGGCGCTATAAGGCGAGTCCACCATAACGGTCATGTCGCTCAATGAGAGCGCCTGAGTAATTTTTTTAACACCGAAGTATTGCGCCGCGTCTGCGACCGAGACTGTGCGTACCAGGGTCGGACTGCCATGCACAGAAAGCCGGGTTATGTCAGCGCCAAAATATTTAGCGGTTAAGGCCGTGCTGACTTCGAAGATCAAAATATCCTTGTAAAAATTGCCGCCGGCATCGGTATATAAATGCGTTTCACGAGAGTCAATCTTGATAATCCGGAAAAATTGCTGCTGCGCCACGTAACCGGCTTTCTCCTGACTGAGCAAAATCACATCGCCGACCTGAAAGGATTCAACCGGGGCGGGACTGGTTAAACTCGTCGCGTTGGAAATACTGAAGACCCGGATCATCTTTTGGCCTTCGACATGATCAGAATACAATACCCAGTCGGATTCCGGCCCCTGCACGCTGTAGGATTCAATCCGGTTACGCGCGGCGCTGCGTTCATCGGTCCAGCTCGCCGTGCTGAACAAGGTGACATTGACATGCGGATCATCCGGCGGATCGGTCAAAATAACATGAGCGCCCAGGTAGGTGTCGGTGTTGGACGTTTGCACGCCCATGTAAACCTTGCGTAAACTGACCCGGCCGTAAGTACGATCCAGTTGGCTGATGTCGTTAAAAATATTATTAACCAGGCCGTCCGCTACTTCGATGCCGGTCATTTTTCCGCCGCCGTCAGTGTAATCGGTCATCCGTTCGGATTTGAGCAGCTTTAAGTCGGTTTCGGATATTGCCATTTTAAACCTTTTGTAGGGGCGAATTTATTCGCCCTGTTTGTTTGTCAATGGGCGAATAAATTCGCCCCTACAATTCAATGAATTTTAACGTGACGGCATACCAGTCTTCGCTTGCCGGGTTGCTATAGTCAATGACTTGTTTGGCGGTTATGCCCGGCTGCGCGAATATCACGCTATATGTTACGCCTAACAAACCGAGCGACATCACCAAACCGGGCGTCGCCTGTTTCAGCCGCAACAGTTCCAGCGTGGCTTTACTGGCCCAGGCGTAATCATCGCCGCCCTGCAAGGTTATCGGCCTGCCTGCCAACGCGGCGGCGGCTTCTATTATCAGACCGCCATTTACTGCCGTGTTAATGCTTTGCTTGACCGGCGAATAAGCGTATTCATCAATCCAGATCAAATCCGTTGGCAGCGTGATCGAATCCAGCATAAGCGCCATTTACATGCCCACGCTGGACCGCAATCCGGCGGACTTGAGCGTTTTAAATAATTTATCCATATCGCTTTCATTGAATTGGCCTGCTACTACTGTCTCGCCACCTGGCGCGCTAAATTGCACATGCACAGTTTTATTAGCGGCCTGAACCAATGTTGAGGACGGCGCTTGCGCGGCGGCATTAACCGCATTACCGGCAAATTTTTGTAAATCGGCAGAAGGAAGAGAAGGAATTGAAGCCGTTGGATTATTTCTTGCCTGAAATTCCAGTTTTTTAATTTGCGCATTTTCTATCAATAAACGTATATTTTCTTTGGCCCTGCCCATCGCGCCTTGAAAATCTCCGCCTTTAGTATCTTTATAAGTGTTGGTCATCAATTGCATAGCCTGACCTTTAAGTTCAAGCGCATTATTTTCCGCCAAAATAGTGTTTAATCCTTGCGTTAATGCCGGCCAGATTGCCTTATCGATGCGATCTGCCGCGCCGGTAAATATCCCTTCACTGGTGATGCTCCGGGAACTCAACGATCCCAAACTGTAAAGCGCATTATATAAACCGCTGGCAAGATTTTGATAATTAATCTGTTTGCTTGCAGCCAGGCTTTCCCGGCGTATTTTATTGGCGTCAACCAAGCCGCCACCAGCGAATTTAGCGGGTAATTGCCCGGCGTTAACCAGGCGCATGACCGGCACGCCTAACGCCTGTACGGCTTCCTTGCGAACAATAAATTCCCCCGCTTCCAGCAAGGCGCGTATTTTATCGCCGCCGCCGAATCCTGGCAGCATGCCGGTGCGTTTTGGATAGCCTCCTCCCTCGTAACCTAAAACCGGGCCGCCTATTGATTGGGCATTTTGGGTAACGATAGTAATCACCTTAGTTTCCGGTTTGGTTAGTTCGGCAATAGCCGCTTGCGCTGCGCTTAGGCTGCTTGCATCCATGCCAACTTTCATCAGGTATTCTTTTGAAAGCGCCGTGGTCATTTCAGTGATTTTGGCATTGGCGGTAGTTAATCCGGCAGTGGCCTCGTCCAAAGCGGATTTGACAGCTAACGCATTCTTTCCATGAGCGACGCCGTTATCAATCAGCGCCTGTTTTTCAACGTCATAAAGACGATTCAAATTATCCTTGGCTTTGTACTGGGAAAGATCGCCTTCAACGTTGGTTTTCGTTAAATTACCCGCCAGGTCTTTAGCCTCAGCTGTCAACTCATTGATTTTTTGTAAATCCGCTTTCTCGCCTTTTTTGCGCTCCTCCCGGATCTCATTCATAGTGGCATCAAAATCACTTTGATCTTGCGCTATTTTTTCATGCTCGGTTTTACCCTCCTGATCAAGAGCGCGTAACGCCTTCTCATGAGTGTTGGCCAGCGCTTGAATATCCTCGCGTGATTGAGCGAACGCGGCATTTTCCTCGCCGTAAAGCGTGGAAAGCTTGGCGACTTCGCCCGCGTAAAAATCCGCGATGCCCCGGTAAACGGATAGTTTTGCTTCCTTTTTTGAGGTCTCAACCGCTGCCAGACGGTCAGCGTTAGCCTTGGCGCTAACCAGTTCGGCGGCGTATTCCTGCTCAATCAATTGCAGTTTAAACGTGGCGGCCTGTTGATCCAGGGCGATGGTTTGGTTAATCGCGGCCACTTTAGCGGCCACCCGTTGCGACTCTTTGGCGGTGTCGCTGATATCGGCGGCATCGATGGCGGCTATCCGGTCGGTCAAGCCTTGCTGGATGGCGGCCGCTTGGGTTTTGGTTTCCGTGTCAATGGTGGCGGTCAGGGATTTGATGGCTGCCTGCGTGGCGGCGAACGCCTGTTGTTGTTCCAGCGCGGCGGCTTTGATGACTTCGGTTTTTTGCTGTTCGGCGGCTTTTATTTTGCCGGCGCTATCGGCATCGGCGCCATTCACTTTGCCTATGTCATCGCGGATTCCATCATATCGCACGCCCAGTGCATCCAGTTCTGCACTGAATTCTTTAACACTGGCAAACGTTAAAGGCCGGGTTATGAAACTGCCAAAAACAACAAACTTTTCGGTCATCTGTGCGATATTTGCGGTCAGCACATCAAACCATTTGAATTGCACCGCCCATTCGCCGATCATTTTGCCGAAATCCCATGCCATCCAAACGACAAATAAGCCGTTTAACGCTTTGCCCAACACGCCCAAAGCCCTCGAAAAAATGCCGCTGGATACGGCTGCGGTTTCCTGTGTCGAGGCCAGGCGCGTATTAGCCGTTGCTAATCTGGTTTGACTGGCTTCCATTGCTTTTTGCGCGGCGGTTAGCCGCGTAATGGCTGCGGCTTGCGCAGTAGTGTTGGCCGTTAATGCCACGCGCATTTCCGCCTCAAATACCAGTTGCTGTTTAAGTTGCACAGTTAACGCCGCTTCCTGCGCTTTAACCTGCAATAAAGCAATAGCAGCGGCGCGGGCCTCCTGCTGGGCGATGGCCGCTATCCGAGCGGCGGCGGCATTATCAAAAAAAGCCTTGGTGGAGGCGATCATCCCAACTACCAGGCGCGCGGCATAGGCTTCCGCCAGGGTCATAATGCCGGAAACGACGGCATCAAAGTTTTGGGCGACAGCTTGTAAAACGGTTGAAAGCTTGGATGTGGCTGAATTGGCAACGTCCGAGTTGCCGATAAACTTAAGCAGGGCATTATTAACCTGCGTCATCGCGCCGCTAACCGTGACCGGCAGCACGGCGAATTGAGCCGCTACCTTACCGGCGCTGTTGCTCAGCGCATTGATCAACTTATCGGATGTGAGTTGACCGGCTTCGGCCATTTCCCGCAATTTGGCGACAGGAACGCCCAAGCCGTCGGCCAAGGCTTTCGCCAGGCCGGGCGCCATCGACATGACCGAGTTTAAATCCTGGCCGCGTAACATGCCCAGGCCCAACGCTTGCGAGAATTGCAGGATGGCTGCCGAGTCCTGCGCTGCACCCTGGCTGGTTAAGGCGATAGCTTTATTGAGGGTTTCGGTAGTGGCGAACGCTTGTTCCTGCGTGCCGCCCAATACTTTGATAGCGGTGGCTAATTTTCCGTAAATGGTATAGGTATCGTCCAGCCCGGTGCGGGTGCGCTGGGCGATAGCGAATAAATTGGTTTGCGCGGTGTTGAATTGTTCCGTGCCGTCCGTGACCAGTTTAAGCCGGGCTTCCAGGGTGCGGTAACTGTCTGATAGACTGATGGCCTCTTTAGCCAGGCCCACGAATAAGGTTATGCCCAGAATGCGCTTGGCAGCGGTTTCAAGCCGTTCCACGCCGGTGATGATCGATTGCGTGCCCGCGTTTACACTACGGATAGCCGGGCCGGTTTGGTCCTCGCCGCTAATTAAAATTCTGATTGCTAGATCACGTAAACCGGCCATTGTTTTTCCGTTTTTGTAGGTTGGTTTAGCGATAGCATAACCCGACATTTGCCATGATAATTGTCGGGTTACGCTATCGCTAAATCCAACCTGAGATAATTAAATACTAATTTAGTATTAATTTAATATTAAAAATATATTAGTATGCCGGCCAGGGTTTATAACCCCGGCTGATCAGATTTACGCTATTTCCCGTTAAATTAAACCTTAGTCGTGGATAATTGCATCGCTGCCTGGCTCTGCTATGCAGCAGCCAGACAATTATTCTTGGGATTTTATATTTGCATGTCCTTCTTGCCAAATTGATAGCCGAAACTGTATTCATTCGCTACTATTAAATTTCAGTACATTCAAAAAAAATCCCCAGCCGTAGTCAAATACCCTGCTATGACCGCGCTCAATCAATCTGCAACAGAGCCGGTCGATGGCGTCTCTGTCGTTTCCGGCGCGGCGGGTTCGAGTCCCGCCAGGATCAAAAAAGGGCTGTTCACCTGTTTAAATCCGTCGATCACCAGTTGCAATTCACTACCTGTTAAATCATCTATACTTTCGCACTCAGGGAAAACAATAAACGGCGTTACCAAAGCCGCTATTTCCGCGAAGCGCGGCCCTAACAGGGTATTAACATCTATTTTATCCAGGTCGGTGAATCCGGATAATAACTGCCGAATGTCTTTAACGCGCAACTCCTGCACGGTAATAACGCGGTTTTCATCAAGATTTATCGTTTTGCTGTTGCGCATATTGATTTCTACGGTGGGAGCGGCTTTGGCCGCGATGAGCGCGGCTAAAGCCGCTCCTACGGCGCAATTCCTAGAATGATTCGACGGTATAAGGCGTGATTTTTCCGCTCATTGTTTCCATCCGTCCGGCAAATCCTATTTCAACAAATTTGTCATCCATAAAATTAACATCGCCATCCGATACCAAAAGCGCTCGATCTACATTGATAATTAACGCTTTTCCGTCGGACAGGTTGCGTCCGTCCAGTTTTAAAGCGCCCTGTATTTGCGGCTTGGTCGCGCCAGAAACGGTAAATCCGGCGATGGCGGCATGCGCATAGTTAACCTTTAAAGCCTTTTCGGCGGTAATCAGTCCGCCCGTAATCGCCTCGATCATACCCAACGCGTAATTGATTTTATAATCAACATTTTCAACAAACGTCAACGCGGGCGTGGATGCGACAGCTTCTTCAACGGTTACGCTGGCAGCGGTGATATTCCGGCTTGCCAGCGGCACATAAACGCCCAATTTAGCGATGATCGCTTCATCTGATACCGTGCCTGATCCGCTGCTTAAATCGGCTTCATCGCCCATCAGCGCCATAGCCAGCGAGGTGCGGTCAAAGTTGGTTATTTTGACCTTTAACTCAGATGGCTTGGGGATAGCGACTGAAGCGGTAATTTGCCCGTAAGAACCTTTATCTTTTGATATTTGCTCTTTAATATCGGACTTATTGGAAATAGTGAATTCAGCGAGGCCGGGTATCTGTTTCCAGCCGGTAGGGACGCCGTTTAATTCACGGTTTAAATAAAGTGTGCCTTCGGCTAATAATCCGGCCATGATCTAATCCTCGCTTAAAGTTAAAATGTCTTTTTCAATCGGCATGACGACGCCGCGTTCGATAAGCCAGGTTTTCATCGCTGCGTTAACGCGCAGGGTTTCACCGGCTTTATAAATTTTTCCTGCATGGACATGTTGCGTTTTAAACACAACCGTGACTAAATCATCATCAAAATTTTCGTGCTTTTCGTGGACAGTCATTTAGTTCACCACTATTTTCCTGATTTTAAATATCAGGCTGAATTCTGCATAACCCAGATTGTATTCAGGTTCGGCGCGTCCTGCGTAGATAAACGGCCTGAAAAAGTTCTTGCCGGGCGGCAACCAACCGGATAATGTTTCAATGCACTGTTGCAGTAATATCCCGGCCAGGTTTTCGGTTAATTTATCGTCGATTTGAGATACCTGGTGCTCGACAATGATAATCAAATGCCAGTCCTGATCCTCAACCACGCCGGTGCCGTTGGTTAATTGACTGGCTATATCCGCCGCGCCCGGCATCACGAAACACGCCGGCAATAAGGGTCCAATATCCGTTAAACCGGCGATCAATGACGGATTGCTGATGGTCTTGAATAGTTGCAGATACGTTGTCTCATCGTTTTCATCCGTTTGCGCCACAGTCGCCAGCGCCGTTAAACGGTCAATAATCATCTGCTCGGCATCGTAAACATGAGTCATCGCAAACCCGCTTCCAGTTTTTCCAGATAACGGCGCTGTAATTCGTTGGCGGCTTCATCGGCCACCTGTCCGGCGATGACTTGCGCCTGCGGCAGTTCGACGACTTGTTCAACCAACGGAAATCGCTGTGCGCCCTTGCGTTTAAAAATGGAGATATGGCCGGTGCGCATTCTGGCGACAAAACCGCCCGCCCAATAATATTGTCCTGCGGACGCGCCGCCGGATTCTTGCGTTAATTTTCCGGCATAAGCGGCTTTAACCGGATTCAACCCTAAAAAAATAATGCCCTGGTAATCAGTGGAACGTTTAAACACCCGGAAATTTTTAAACACTTTGCCGGGCAAGCCGGTGGCAAGCGCCATCCTGTCTTTCAACAGTTTATCGGCAAAGGTGGTCGTGGTCCGTAGCGCCGACCGCTGCGCGTTAAAGATCGTGCGCGGCGCTACGTTTAAAAACCGTTGCAAATCACTTTGATCTAAATTTATCTTTAAATTTATCATTAAAATCGTTTTATTTTAATCACCGCTAATTCACTGATCCGGTCAATTGTTATTGCAATCGCCTTATATTGATATTTGCGCACTGTGATACTGTCAAACTGCGCGATCCCGTTATCTTCAATATCATTAGCCTTGACTGTTAATGTATAGATGGCATCGTTAAACCCTATTCTTCCGACCGCATCGTTTTGTTCAATCCTTTCAAAAATCGCTTGTATGGGAATATCGCCTCCGGCTTTATTAATTAAAACCGTCTCCCCGAATGTGGCCATTAAAGCCGTATCAAGAGCGGCTTCGGTGAATGAATGTTTAATTGATAAAGTCATCTTTTATTTATCCATCTTTTTTGGCGTAATAACTTGATCCTACCCTATGCAAATCCAATTTTTCTAATTCTGTTTTAGTCATTTCTTTAAAATTCAGGTATTGAATTAAACAATGATCCGCCTGGAAACAAATGCCATAACAATCGCTTAAATCCGCGTGACTGGCGGCTATCCTATTGATGGCTTGCTCCCTGGTTATGCTGGCTCCATCGGTAAACAGCCGGTAATGATATTCACTTTGTCTCCGGTCTTCACCCTGTTGTCTGTTTTTGGGTTTTCTGTGATCATCTTTCGGCATTTTGGTTTTTTGTAGGGGCGAATTTATTCGCCCTGTCTGTTTTGTCAATGATCTTTTGTTAAAAGCCGGATGCAGGCGGTCAGTTCTCTTAATGTTGTATTAGTATCCGCTTGCAACTTCATCCACTCGCTGTGTTCGGTCCTTTGATTCTTGATAAGAAAATAAATCAAGGCGAACAGACAGGCTAATATTGCGCCTAAAAGCCCAGTATTGGCGAATAACGACGAAAGCACATCCATTATTTATTTCCTGATTTTAAGCGTTGGATAAACCGGCCTGCCGTCCCGCAACCAATATAGTTTTTCGCATTCCAGGCATTCCTTCATGCCTAATCGCTCATCAATTTTAAAATTAACGCATTGATGCGCCCGTGGACAATACCAGCCCCTTAATAAATTTATCCAATTCAGAATCATCCTCTTTTTTTCACCGGCAGATAGACGGCAGATAGCGCTGCGGCACGCTGGTCGCCGCGCCTGTTCCCGCCACCGGATTGGAGGCGGCTGTCGCGGAACACTCAAAAGCCAGTCCTCCGCCTGTCACCGTGTAGACAAATTCAATCGCTTTTGATGACGCATCGCCGCCAATGGTTGGCGATAATGTCACCAAAACTTTGGCCTGATTATTCGTTAACCCACCCATACCGGCGACGCCATAGCTTGGCGTAGAGCCTACATATTTTGAATCCGCGATTGATTTCAGCCAGTCGCCGATAATAGTGCCCGGTAATGGCTGAGTAACCGGCATTTGTCCGTTGCTGGAATATTCTTCCATCAACGGCAGTTTGCCGCTGCTGGCCAGACTGATAATAACGGCAACCTTGGCGCGCGTGGTGTAATCGTTATAAGCTGGAATGGCAATGGCCGCGAGAATTCCGATGATCGCCACCACGATCATCAGTTCAATGAGAGTAAAACCACGCGCTAATCGTAGTCTGGTGTTACCCATTCTTTTCCCCGTCTTCGTTAACCGGCTTTTTGGGTTTCCTGTGCGCGGCTTTTTGCGTATGTTGTTCAGTTTCTGTTTCAAACTGATTAATTTCCTCGTCCGTTAACAACCCCCTGTGCCAGTCATAAACGGGCAAAATGCCTTTCGGCAAATCCCCGGCTATTTCTATCGTTTCACCGGCTTTAAACTGATGCGGGACAACGCCGACATACACCTTTTCTTTAGCATCAAGAAACTCTAAAAGATGACTGCGGGCGGCGTATTGTTCCGGCGTTAATTTTAACGCTACGCCTGCCGGAATCGTGGTCGCGGTTTCAAGTTTTATTTTCATCGCGGCGACCCTAAGTCAATGTAACCAGGCAAGCCTTTTGCCAGTAACCGTAACCGACATTGCGCATGGCCTTGATACCGTATTGATGCACGTCTTCCTTAAATTCCAGCTCGGACCCTTCGGCGATGGCATCCACTTTAACGCCGTATTCTTCCTGGCGAATAAACGGTGAAATCAAGCCGTCATCACGAAATACGACGAACTTGTTTGTCCAGGAGGTGAGCCGTGGATTAACAGCCAGTTTTACGCCAAAACCACCCAAGGAACCCACAGCTTGAATCAGGTTTGAGGTATTGCCCAATACGGTGGTGCCCAGTGCCGCGCCTGCAGATTGTAGAAATCCTACAGGAATCATCACCGTAAAATCGGTAGCATCTTCATTCATCGGCTGGCCCTGGTCGTCCAGTAGACCGTACATTTGCTGCACTGCCGTCAAAATGGCGCTTTGCATTTCAGGCGCTGTTGGAGCCGTCGTAATAGCTACGTCATAACTGATTGAATTTGATTGCGCGCCGCTATCGCCTTCGCTGTGATCGGTATCGAAATAATATTGACCGTCATAACAAAGCTGCGAAGCGCCATTAAGAATCAGCGTCGATAACAGTTGCGCCCAATGGTTATTGGCGCGTTTGGCCATTTCATTAATCCGGATGAGAATCTGCCCGGTTTTATCGCGGCGCATCCAGTCCACGGGTATTTCCAGCGTGGCTTCAAACTTTTTGTTGGCGATAGTCACGCCGTTGTCGCGCAGACCTTTGGCTAAACGGCCGCCGATCCATTCGCGCATGACCGGCGACATGCCCAGCCATTTGTAGGTTTCCGATTCCTGGTTGCTCTCGAACAGCATGGACAACGGGTTAACCCATGAATCCGCTGCGGTAACTTCCAGAACTTCGTAAAAAGTGCCGATGATCGCCCGGCTCGATAATGATCCTAAACTCATGGCTAGACCCTCACTGCTTCAAATTCGACGATGGCAACGCCGGTGCTGACCCAACGCGATACCCAGCCGATTTTACTGTTGCTGGTCCCCGTGAGCGTAAATGTGTTGTCATCGCTCGCATAGACCGGCGGACGATCATTGGCGGTAATGGCGATGGCTGCAATCGGTAGTTGAATGCGGCCACGGGTTTTTACCTGTACCAGTTTTTCACCGGCGGCGCCCAGACTGTTATCCATGCCCATGGTGGCAAAGCCCAGGAACGGATCGGCGGCCACCAAAGGCCGTGCGTAACCCGCTCCGTTTTCACCGACCGCCGCGCCCTGATAAATAATCTCGGACGCGATAACGGGATAATCTTCGAGGTCGCCGAGCTGGTAATCGCGCGGCAAATCTTTTGCTAATGTAGTCATCAGGCTGTTGCTCCTAAACGTTTAACCAAGCCCTTTTCAACGGCGGTTTGATAGGCTACATAAGAAGTCATGGTCGGAAATTCGGCTTTTAAGGTAGCGTCGGTTTTATATTGGTGTTCCCACAAATCTTTGCCGGTTAACTGCGTGGTTTTGTCAGCGTTGTCATCGTTAAACGCCGGAGCGGCGTGAGGAACAGGTTTGGGCGTATCGTCTGATAATTTAACCGACATCGCCTCGCGGGCGGTTTTTTCAGCGCCGAGGATTTTTAACGCGGCTTCGGCGGCGGTGGTTTTACCGTCGAATTTGAATTGCGCGATTAAGGCGTCATGGCCTAAAGTGGCCAGGGCTTCAATGCCTTGAATGCGGGCGCGTTCGTTTTCAGCGCCTTGGGCAATGCCCACGGACAGACCGGCTTGGTAATATTCATCGGTCAGGGTTTTGGCAAAATCGGGCTGCTCGGCAAAGAGCGATTCTTTGGTGAGGGTTTGGGGCTGATTCATAGCGGGTTTTCCTTGTCGGGAGGGGTTTAAAAAAGAGGGGATGCCAGAGAGTTGGGTAATAAGCGCTTCCAGCGAACCTAACCGGTCCGCCATGCCCACGGCAATGGCATCACCGGCAATATGCATGCCACCCAAGCCAAAATTGGCGATAACAGCCTCGCGCGTGGTAGCGCGATAATCCATCACGGCGGTTATAAAAACTTCCGCCAGGTTATCGACGGTTTTTTGATTCTGGGCTTTGCCTATATCGCTGGCCGGGTCAGCATGTTTAAGCGGCGATTGGCTGCTGATAAATTTGATGGTGTTCTCGTCATCATTAATCGAGGCTTGCATGACTACGCCGATTGAACCCACCCGCGCGGTATTGCTGACCACGATTTCACCGGCGGCTGAAGCAATCCAGTAAGCGGCGGACGCGCCGATATCTGATATATAAGCAGTAACGGGTTTAATGGCAGTGGCGGCGCGTACTTGGGCGGCGAATTCCGATACGCCGGCGACTTGACCGCCGGGACTGTCGATTTCAAGAATAATGGCTTTTACGGCGGGATCATCAACGGCGGTTTGCAGATCAGTGGCGAGCGTTTGAATCGAAGTCGCGCCGGATATTTGCGTGAACAAATCCGCATAGCGAAAAATAGGGCCGATCACCGGGACTAATGCCACGCCATCACGTAAAGAGGAAGAATGCGTGTTGGCAAGGGGTTTGCCCAGCCGGGTCGCGACCGCTTCAGGATCGCCGAAGCCTTGCGCGATGGCGATAACCTGATTCAGCGCTTCCGGGGTGATGGCCCAAAGCGAGCTTTGCAAAGCTTTTAATACATGGGAGTGTGGTTTCATTTCCGCTCACGTTTGCAAGTGAGCAGGTAGAGTGACATAAAGTTTGTGCCATTTGCACATGAGTTTTGGCACTAATTCAAAAAACCGCGAAATAACGCGATAGCGGCACGAAAATTGAAAATGAATATGAAGGGCTGGGATGAATTGGCTAAAAATTGGACAATCTGACAAAACAGATTATTTATCAAAATATTACCCGGTAAAAACAGGCGAAATAAGGCGGGTTATCCACAAAATTTGTGGATAAGTTTTTCGCCACAGATTTACCTGATTAGCTAGCTTATCCGCGTGCAGTTGATGATGCGGTCGAATAAACCGGCGTTTTTAAAAAAAATTTTCCGGTTGAATGCCCGTGGGAATTCGAGCAGATTATTGATGTTGGATTTTTTCCGGATTGAGTTTAAATTCCCAGACGGAACATGTTTTATGGCTTCAACCCTGCCGCCGCCCCTTTAACCGCGCCCTCGACAATCGTCGATATAAATTGATTGGCTTGCTCCATCCCGGCGGTTTGGTTAGAATCCGACGAACCTAAAGCAAAACTGCGACTACCATCCTTATTGACCGAGCCGGAGAAATCCTTAACAGCGGTGTCCGTGCCAAACTTACATATCCAGGCATGGGTCTCGGAACCGTCGGAGAATTTACCTGTATAATTTTTGATACTGCATCCAAATAAAACAAATAGCAAAAACCAAAGAATCAAACTAAAAAAACAAACAGATATAAATCTGAAAGATATTTTTAATAGAGGTTTTGTCTGGGGCAGGTTTTCTATTTCAAAATGATGTCGCATCGGCTATTCCTGATTACGGGTTATGTTTGCAAGCGGGTAGGGGCAGTTTGAAATTAATTTGATCAACACACGCGGATGAATAATTACCATCCCAGTCGCTATTAATTAAATTTCCATGCATGGCATCAAATACAGCAATATCACAACAATATACCGGCTTATTTCCGGCCATAGCCCTGATTTTTTGCTCATTGGTAGAGCCGATTTTGGTATTTTTTGATAACGTACAGTAATATATCAATACCAATTTACTGCCCCGCCAATGTGGGTATTATTGCCTGTTCCAGGCCCGCCCCGACACGCATTTTATGTTCATTGGCTCGCGCTTTATGTTTGCCCCACCAATCCAGACCATCATGCAAAACGGATTCATTTGCAATTGTTGATATGCCGATATCAATACGATCTCTGGCGGCGGCAACTTCGCGTTGCGGGTCTATCGCCCCCGGACCGTCCCCGATCCAATCCGAACTTTCCCAGTAGGCACGTAATACCGGGTCTTCAAAAAAACCCCGCGCCTGAATCGTTCCGGCGGAAATTTCACGCGCCAGCCATTCGCTGTAAACAGGTCCGCAAAAATAACTGGCCAGAAATTCGCGGCGTATTTTAAACAGCCGCCAGGCGTCTAACAGGGCCGCGCGGGCGGCGCTGTAACTGGAGGTGAAGTGCTTTATCAAAACCTCAAACGGCAAGCCGAGTTCCACGCCGATTTGCCGCAAAATAGCCTGTACGAACGGATCGAATTCCGAGTTGGGACGGCCCGGATTGGATTCGATCACTTCCTCGCCCGGTAACAGGTTGACCGCTTTGCCGGGGCCGTCCAATCCGGCAGGTGGATAATTTCCGGTCCATTTTCCCGCCGCATCCATATAATTTTTTCTACCGTCGTCATCGAACAGATCCCCGAACGCGGTGGGGTCCATCTTCAGGAACACGGCAAACGCGCCGGAGACAACAGCGGCTTGCAGTTCAGCATCGGTATAACGGGCCAGTTGTTTTAACGGCTCTATCACCGGCGCTAATAACGGCACGCCGCGCACTTGTCCGGGCCGTAAACGTTCATAAAGATGAATGACGTTGCGGCGGCCTGTTTTAACCCCGAATGCCTCCACAATCGTCCAGGTGCGCTTTAAACCCGGTTTCCAGGTTGTCGGATGCTGGTTGCAAATATGGTAGCGCAGCGGCGCGCCGTTGCCGTCTATTTCAATACCGGCAATCAGGGTGGCGGTGTCGCGAACATCATTCTCGTTGCAGACCCGGTCCGCTTCGATTAACTGGATAGCCGGGACGCTGCGATTACCGCGTTTGGATTCAGTGAGGATGGAAAATATATCGCCTGATTCCAGCATGGATCGGAATGCCAATGCCTGAATGCCGTAAAAATTTAAGCCGCGCGTGATATCGCAGTCCGTTGATTCAGCCCATAGACTGAACCGGGAATTGATTTCATCCTGCCAAATGCCTGCCTGGCCGGATTCAAGACCTAATTTTGCACCGTCAAGATTGGCCCGCATGGTCAAACCCGTGCCGACCACATAGGTGGTCATCGTTTTTAAAGCGCCGCCTGCGATGGGCGTGTTACGGACCAGATCACGGGAGCGGGAGCGCAGGGTGGGCAGGTCGGCGATAGTATCGTCGCTGACATCGCCGGTTATCGGGTTATATCCGCCCAGTGCCGGACGCATCCGGGACGCGCCGTTATAACCGCCGCTTTTCTCATACGCGCCTATTATCGCTCGGGCCTTGTAGCGTTGCACGGCGCGTTGCGGGTTGAAATATTCGATGATTTGATCGGCGAGGGTTTTTTTCACGGTGCTTTTCCTTTTCAGCTACTTTCGGGTTATGCCAGGTGTTTACCGGCTTGGAAATCAGCCAGGGTTAAACCTCCGGTCGCCTGGCAATGACATTTCTCCGTAAACTTGGTCCAACGGCCCGCCCATTCAAGGCCCACGCTTTCAGCTATCTTTCCGCAGTGTTCCCAAGTCTTGGCATTATCCCAAACTGCTTTGCCGCCGACTATTGGCACAAAATCAAAAGCGCATTTCCAGTTGTGGTGACTAAATCCACCTTTGGCATTAGTTACTTTCAAGCCCGGTATTGTTCTGCCTTTTGCGTAAAGCGCGTTTTGCGCTTCAATATCGCGGTAAGTGCTGGTAATAATGACATCGATTCCCTGTTTTTTACAGGCATCAATGAAGGCTATGCAAAGGGCGGCCACATGGGGGTTTAAATCGTCGATAGCACGGCTGTTTACCATTGAGGCGTTACCGTGCGCGAGCGACTGCCTCTTGTTTGCGCGGCACTCAATTCCTGACATTTACGTTGCCAGTAATCAATGCTGTTGCGCACTTCAAGGGCATCGGCCCGCGTTAAAAAGCGTTCGCCGAATTTAACCGTCTGGCCGGTTTGCAGTTCGGTATCGGCGGCCATCCATTCCGTTAATTTTGCTTCAGCCTGGTCTAACGTTAAGCCTGCCATGATTCAATCCTTGTTTTTGTGATTGATGAGATTGTAAATGGTGCGGCGGGGTATGCCGTGCAGTTGTTCGATTTGCTGAATACTGCGCCCGGCGCTCAGTTCATTATTGATGGTTTGTTTTTTGCTGTCAATTAGGGCGCAGCGTTTGGCTATATAGGCTTGTTCGCCGCCCCATTGCTGCCGGATATGTTGTTCAATATCGCGGGCAGTCTCCGGCGTTATGGCGGCGCGTTCCATAAATGTCGTGATAATGCTCGCTATGATGTCGGTCATTATGGACGGGTAATTTTTTGTATTTCATCAACAGTGAAAAAAGCGACCGGGGCATTAAGGTCCAGCCAGTCGCTTATCAGTTTTTCAAATTCCGCCAGTTTTAAAGTATTGTCCTGTATCTGTTTCAACCAATTGAAAGCCGGTTCCCCGCATTCTTCAAAGGCGTTTTCTCCGATGACTTCAAGTAAGTCACGGCCATTAACAAAATCGTGAGCCGTAAAGGGCGTATTAATGCCGACCGAGACGGAATCTACATCCGGGTTATCATAAAAGGCGGCTTCGGCGGCGACCGCATAGCTGTCAAAGTCGCCGTCAAAATGTTCTTCATCCAGGCTGTAACTGTACTTGAAATTCATAACCAGCTTTCTACGATTTTGGGGTCATCATCGGGCCATTTTTGAATCCGGGTAGTCAGTGAATTAATTTGAATGGCCGGATTATCTGATAAATTTTGAATTATTTTACGCAAGTCCGGCAGGGTTGCAGCGATCATAATTTCCCCCGTTGGCTGGTCCAAAACAAACTTCCTGGCGACAAAACTATCAGGGAAATCGCTTGGGTGATCGTAGATGGTCCATATTTCCAGCATTTATTTTCGTCCCCAACCTGCCAGATTAATGCCGCCACTGTTAATCACCGTTTCAATATCCGGCAATTTACTTCGCGTTTCTTCATCCAAAGCATGGCCGTATTTATCCAGCAATTCATCCCAACGGGCTTTGGTGTGCAAATGCAGTCTTAAGTCCTGATGGTGCGCGGCGGCATAGGCATAAACAAAAGTATCAAGTGGCTCATTTCTTGCTCCGCGCTTCTTGATAAAGCGGTTGGCGCGTGGGTCGAAGGTTTCCGATGTTATACCACTGAAAAAATACTGTGGCAAATCATCGCTGAAATGCACCATGCGCTCATGCTGCTCTTTATCACCATCGGTGGCAAGACGGCCATACAGGACGTTTTTAATGGCTACGGTGCCGACGTGCTGGATATGCACGCCTTTTTTCATCAGTTGCCCGCGCCAGTTGACATCCTGGGCTTTGGGTTTGGACAAAACCGGCGCATTGTTCGGGATGGCCCCAAAAATGACCATAGGGCGGCGTATCATCCTCCGGCGTACATAGTCCTTGACTGCTTCGGTTCTGTGGCCGCCTGCGTCGATTGCGGTGGCTTCTATGCCTAACCTGTGGCCGTTAACATGTTCTATCGGTTTGTTAAGCAGTTCGGTTAACGCGACCCAGACGCCATCATCCGCCGGATCGCCCATAAGTTCCACATAATCCAGCACCCAACACGCCATGCCTTTACCCCAGCCGACGATCTGCACGGCCAGGCGGTTGTCTTGGGTGTCAACGCCTGCCGTGACCGCGCACACGCCCAAAGGGGCCACTCTGAGGCGGTACGGCTCGACACGGTCGGCGATGACATTCATTTTAACTGCCCGCATGCTGGGGTCTTCCCAGGCGACGGCGAGGCGGCTGTTTAAAAAACTTTTTAATCTGGCTATGTCGTTATACGCCTGTAACCACATATCGACCAGGGTTGCCCAGCGCGGACCCAGGCCGATCTGGTAATACAGGGCGTTGATGTGGTAGCCGCGCAGCTTGGGTCCGGGATGGGTGGCGATCCAGCGGCCTTTTTTGATCATTTCGGTTTTATAGTGTTCTTCGATCTCGCAGGCGCATTCGGGACAGACATACCGGGCGTCATGACCGCCTTCGCTCCAGTGCAGGCCGGACCATTCAAACAGGATTTCTTCATTGCAATGCGGGCAGGGCATGAAGTATTTGCGCTGGTCGGATTTTTCGTAAAGTTCCTCAGTACGGCAAATGCCTTTAATGCCGGGGGAGGATATGTACAGGCGCTTGTAGTTAGCCGGAAAGGCGGAGGTGCGATCTTCGAGCAGCATCAAGGGATCATCGCCGGTGACCAGGTTACCGGCAAACTCGGTCAGTTCATCAACGATCAGGAATTTAACAGTGGTGGATTTCAGGCGGCTTGGGGATCCGGCATGTTCAAGATAGAGTTGACCGCCGATAAAGTCTTTAAACTCTTTGGTATTGGCGCTGTTGCGGCTGTTTTGCGAGGTTAATACCGCTTGCACGGCGGGCGTTTCTTCGATCATGGGGTTAAGTTTTTGCGCGATCCATTTGTTCATGCCGACTTCGCCGGGCAGGCAGACCATCACGGGGCCGGAGCCGTTGGCCATGAAGTAGGCTAGGGCGTGGGTGGCCACGGTGGTTTTGCCAAATTGGATGGGGAACATTAACACCACATCCTTGACGGTGGAACGCGCGGACATGCAATCCATCGGTTCGCGCAATGGCGGGTTGCGGTCGGTATGGAATGGCCCCGGCTCGGCGCTGCCTTTTTTGGACAGGCGGATTTCGGCGTCGGAAAATTCGGACACGGTTTGGATTTTACGCGGCGCGAAGGCGCGGGCACGGGTGGCGTGGATCAGGCGGGCGGCGTTGGGGTAGGCCGTTGGGGTTTGTTCTATCTGCATAGCCACCGAATTAAAAAAGAGGATGTTATCAGCAGATTGGGCTTGGAAGGCTGATAATAAATCATGATTTAGCCATCCCGTAGCGCGTACATGGCTTTACATTTCTATTTTTTGCATCTACAATTTGCTTATGATAACTTTTGATGAAACCAAGCGTGCAGCAAATATTAAAAACCATCACCTTGATTTTATCGGCTGTGAAACCATTTTTGACGGCTTCACCATTGTCCGCGAAGACAGCCGCGACCGCTACGGTGAATTGCGTTTGCAGACCTTGGGCGTGTGGCATGGCTTAGTGGTCTTTGTAGTACATACGCCACGCGGTGAAAATGATCATATAATCTCGATTAGAAAGGCAGAAAAACATGAAGAACGTATCTACTGGCAATATCATCCCGGCTGAGCACAGTGACTGGGAAACGGTTAATGCTATGACCGACGCGGATATACACCACGATGCCGATAGTCCACGCACGTTTGTATCAGACTGGGAGGGTGCATTGCTTAAACAAAGCGGCGTAGTCATCGGACAAGTTAAAATGCGCGGCAAAAACAAACGTCCTATCAAAAAACAAGTGGCTGTCCGATATGATGTTGATGTACTGGAAGCCTTCAAAGCCACAGGACGAGGCTGGCAAACACGCATGAATAATGCCTTGAAAGACTGGCTTAGGGAACACGCCGCGTAGTTCATGATTTACCCATCCCGTTAAACGTCCTGCTCAGTTCATCCAGTAAGTATTCAACTTGATCCGCCAGTATGGCCCGGATTTTCTGCTCGTCTTTTTCGGCGGCCAGTTGCGGGGCGAGTATGTCCGGCAGGGATTCCAGCCGGTTGCGGATAATGGCGTCGCCATCGGCAACGGCCATCTTTACATCCTGGGCTACCAGCAATAGGCCGACTTCTTTTTCATACATGATCTTGGCTTGCATGGCGGCGTATTTTTCCCGCATGGCGCGGGCTTGCTGGTAGGCGCTGCCCGCTTTGCCGGTCATGTCGTCCATAATCCCGGCGGCTTTGCGCTCGCGGTTTTCCTGGTGGCGGTCGGCGTGGACTTGAAAGCTGGGGTTGGCGGTGTCTTCAATCCGTTGCAGCGAGGCTTCCACGTCGATTTTATCGCCATCCATAACCAGACGGCCCGCGTCTTTTAGCTGGGTTATCCAGCCGGGTTGGCGGTCGATATGTTGGGCGAATTCCAGGGGGGACATGAGGCTCATGGCGCGGCCTCGGGTTGTTTGTAAAAAATTCTCATAATTCGGGGCTTCCCCCTTCCCCTTTGTATGATGCGCACGCGGGTATTCCCGGCCATTTAAGCTGCGTTGGATTGATATTAAGCAAACATACGCCCATTCCGGTGTTAGGGCAACCCACTTGATCATGCTGCCAGTTCTGGCAGGCGCGGCAGGTTTTTCCGGGCGGATTTTTAGTAAAAGCTATACTTTGCATATCTATCAAAATTCGGAGTTATCAACCATGCAAGATTATGAAATACTCCCATCATCCAGGAAGTGCTCAGGGGCATCGTAATTTCCATGACCGCCATTGATCCCCTTAAGCTTCCCGATGTGGCGCGGCTATTAGAGGCGTGCGCAGCCAGAGAAGAACTTGATCCAATATCTCAGAAGATGTTGGCAGATTTAGCAGCCGGGCTAACATTGCTCGGATCGGCTCAG